AGCAGTATCGGCACTGTTAGATGCTGCTGTTGCATATAGTCCAGCATCTACCATATCTGTATAAGTACTAGCGGCATCAAGTCCTGTCTGAACCCTGTCAGCTGCAGTCTGAATAGCATCAGCATCAGCCTTAGCAGCCCAGTGTAGAGCACTATAAGATCCAGGAACTACTTCTACATTCTCAGGATTCTCTGCCCACTTTTGAGCAAGTGCTGAGTAGTATGGGGAGAGGTACTCAATATTAGTTATATCCTCAGCTACCTGAGCAAATCCATAATCTGTATCATCATTCACACTATTCAGATCACTAGCTAATGCTACATCACCTGCTACTACCTCCTTCCCTATATTAGTATAGTATNCNCTTGGCATTTACATCTGCCTCCCTGCGATTTTAGATATATGTTCAAGAAAGTCTTCAGTAGTCTGTGCACTTTTCATCTTATTGCAAGTTGTACAACAAGGTACTACATTACTTATAGTATACCCTATAGTATTGTCTACTCTATCTAACCCAATCGTATCAATAGGGTCTCCACAGTAAACACAATCTCTTTGCCAGTATATCATAAACTCTTCAAACGTTAGTGAGAACTCATATCCACGAGTCTTAGCACCAGATATATACGAAGAGTATCTCTTCTCTGGGAGAACTCGTTGGGTCTTAGCTACAGCTGCATCCTTTTTTAATGAGCACGCTTCACCACAATAATATGCTCTATATCTTGTAATAAACTCTTTACCACAAACAGCACAAACCCTCTTCGTTGTCTTTCCCTTACCATACCTCTCTCTGATTTTTTGTCTTAACGTATTAGGATTCCAAGAAATAGATAAGGCTATCTCAGCAACTGTCATAGAGTCCCAATTTGCATCTATAAAACTTATCTCCTCATCACTTAGATATTTTCTTGAGTATTTTCCCATACTTACATCTGCCGCCCCAGCTGTTGAAAGTCGACTATCATATTCTGAAAGGTATGATGACTAGCGTACTTAGATGCGTATCTTACAGAGATATTCATATTACTTCCGATACCCATCAAGTCATAGAAGATCCTATTAACTACAGCACCTCCAGACCATATCATCTCATCCCACAGGCCCTCATCCCAGTTATCGCCTTGACTATCTACTGTGAACTGTCTTTCAGCTGCTGTAGGATAAGCAGCACCTCCGTAGTCATATCCAGCCCTTATACTAAAGATGATAGTATCTATGGATTCTATCTCAAAAGTAAGTCTATAGAATCTCTTCCAGTTTCTAGGGGAACCGTAGTGAAAGTACGCTGTGGAAAAAGAATGCGCTATCTCAGCACCATCGAATGAGGTACCAATATCTGCATGATAAACCTTACCAGATACAGAAGTGAAGAAGTGCTGTAAGTCTCCTGCAGTATCCATACCCTCAGTTACTGTATATACTGGGTTAGGGTACTTTATAAAAGTAGCACCTTTTAGTTTCTTATTGTAATAAGAGAAGATGATACCAGTACCATTACTAAAGTATATCCTATATTGATTCAATCTCTTTATAGTTACTGCACAGGTTATAAGGGCCTTGTCTCTGAATAGAGTTCTCTTTACTTTCTCTGAGATTGTATTAGCACCGAAGTCACCGAACTCTTGAGCACTACTAAGAGTAGTGATTCCCATGTCACTCATGAAGATAAGAGTATCAAAGAGTTTATCTACTGTATAGGGGTATGCTCCTAGAGCATCTGAGAAGGTCTTCATTACCCAATCAGCTTCAGTACCCTCGGTCGTCAGAGTCTTGATAAAGTCCCTACCAAAGAAGACTAGTGTACCACCTACAGTGCTCTTAATGGCTGTGATATCTCCACCCACATCCCAATATCCAGCACCATTCAATCCCTCCCAATCATCAGAGGTCCCTTCTATATTATCTAAGTTATGATCCATGCCAATTGTAGAGTGCTGAGCTGAACCTCCAGGATACGTTAGCCATAGACAGTCCGCATGTGATGCTATAAACTCTGGCTTATCGTTTGGATCCATACCAACATTATCCATCACTCTTACAGTAGTACCATCATAAGATCTCGCCTTGTCTACACCATTAGCCCACCACATCTTATTACCTGTAGCAGTCCCTTTGAAGTTGTAGGTGATGAAGCTATATACTCCTCCAGGTGCTAATGGATTGGCTGATGTGTCTACTTCCTCCCAGCCTGTAGCTGTCTCCTTGAACATTCCTGCAGTAGCTCCGCCGAGCTTATTCCTAAAGGCATAGAGTACTCCTTCAAATACATAGATACCTAGAACAGGACCTTCACACACTACCAACGCTGTTCCTACATCAAGGATAGCAGTTCTTCTAGCTTCTCTTAATGTATCATCTCCAGCTACAAGTACCTGAGCAGATGGTGCTGGTTGTCCATCATATATCTCATATCCAGAGAGAGATACGTATCCACTAGATACACCCTCAGTGATATAGTAGTTCTGTACAGCAAGGAGATCCCCAGGCTTCATCTCAATAGAGGATACAGCCTCGTTAACTCCAGAGTCAAACACTACATTGTATGTACTAACAGGAGCTATATTGATCTGCTTGGCTGTAGTCATGCTATTCCTCTAACCTTAAAGATTTTCCTAGGGTTATGTTCTCTCATTATATTCCCTAGCATCTCTACTGCTTTCTGTGCATATTCTTGGTATACGTGTGGTAATCCTATAGAGAGGGCGTATCTTGCAGTAGCCTCATAGACTATGTATGGATGGTAATCTGCAGGAATCTCTGGTTCTGTGGTAGACAGTGTAAGTTCCTGATTGCTCTTATAGTATGTAGTCTCTATCCAGTAGGCTGCATTAGGTAAGGGAACTACTACTGCATTGTCCTGAGGCCTAATGGTAAAGTGAGTACTCTCTCCCTGAACTGTGTCATTCCTATGTAAGTAGGTAAAGTAGTCATAGTTGTAATAGGTCATCAGGTTCTTCTTACCACTTATAGTAATATAGAAGGTATCTGGATACCACCTCTTGAACCTATGATTAGGCCCGAAGATAGTAAGAGGAGTATATACAGTAGTTCCAGCTACAGTAGCGAAGGACTTGGTATCCCTCATCCACTTCCAGTTACTTCTCATGTTCTGCAGATCTGCCCAAGCATCTCGTACCATATGGAGCATCTGGCCTTCAGCACCTATAGCCGTAATTGCAGATGGCCCAGTACCCTGCAGGCCTATGTGCTCTCTAACTGACTGAGCCATCTTTAAGTATTGCATCTATTACTCCTTAGTTGTAGCTTTCTTAACCCTCTTAGCCTTAACTTTAACCTCTGCTTCAGCTTTCTTTTCAGGTGTCGGTTCAACAGCTTCTGGATCTTTCTTGAACAGGGCTTTATCCAAATAGAACTCATCCTTGTACTTCTCATAGTAGTCCTNNTTTACACAGAACCTTACTCCATTAGACTTCCTGATTACATATACTGACTCTTTTCTAGACATTGGTTCTCCAAATTAAAAAAGCCCCCACAGATCCTCTATGGTTCTATGGGGGCTTTAGGTAGTGACCCCTCGGGGTGCGCCTTACCACTAAGAAGTGGAACTTTAGGATTCGGCGTGAGGGGTATCTTTATTACGCCTTATAAGCGTACAGTGCTACCAGGGCTTCGGGCTGTACAACCGCACGGCCATATACAGACAGGCCACGCATGTAGGTTCCGAATGAATCCGGGATCATCAGAGACTCAGTCTTGACCAACTGACTAGCAAAGGTCAGAGCCTCTTTAGTTCCACCCATGATATAGAAAGCCTCATTAGCGCCATCAGTAACATGGGGAAGCAGATTACTCTGAATGATCATTGTTCTATCCATTAGTTATATGTAGGCTCTTTATCCTACACTCTCCTCTTTTCAAAGGAGTATCGGACTATATCATCTTCCTTATTCAGGAAGTCGGGCACTCTTGGAGGGGTTATTGGTAGGATTATCCTCACCCTCTAGTCTCTGAACCTTCGTGCTTACTTTTCTATTTCCATTTAGCACGCTTGGCTGCTGATTAGCATGACATGATACAACTTGATGACACATAAAGATAAACTCTTCTTGACTATACCCATTCTTCATAATGTTGATGTGCTTATTCACCCACTGCACATTTCCAATTATATATCCAAGACTAGAATCTATCCTGTCTAAAGATGCGGTCGTATACTCGGTTTGACAATTTCCATTTCCGTCCGTTTTGGTAGGAGCTGTTATTGTCATTCCAGATAACGCACATGTTCCTGTCCAAAGACTATCTAAGTAATCTACCGTAACTTCGAAAGGTACATTTCTTCTCTTAGCACCGTTCTTAAACTTGTTGTAGAATGTTTTAGATATAACTCCAGAACCTTTATGATCACCTGTACGATCTATATTTGATTCTGTAGTTGAACAAGCTTTACACTTTGCATCTTCTTTGTATCTAGAGACTCTGACTTGGAATCTATATCCACACTTAGTACATCTAACTTTGTACTTAGTTCGACTATCCTTGTCCTTCACTATCTCTTCAATAGCTATCATATTTTAGCCTTCCAGCAATTCACCCAATTATTCAATAAGCTTCTCAGCTTAAGGGGTCAATAGTTAATTAACCATGCCGATGACCCCCGACCGAATCAAACCAGTCGAGTCACCAGTGATATCTGCCGATTTGAGGTCGCCTTTCTTTAAGAGGGCAACAAACCATGCAGGAAGAACAACCCAACGATCTGCTGAAGGGATGTTCTGCTCATCAAGAACCGTATTGATATCTACGATGAGATCAGTAGCATTAGTGCTCGTTACAGCAACACCAGCACCAGCTCCACCCATATTAATGTTAGCAGAGATCTTACCAGCAGTAGCACCGATATTGTCTGCATGAGCCAGAGTAGAGATGTAGCTGAAACAATCAGTGTCGATCGAGATCTTCAGACGCTCACCAGCATCAGCTGCGAACTTGTTCATCAGATCCAAATCGGACTGAACTGCATCAATATCATCAAGCCTGAAGGACCAAGACTTAGCCTGATCAATGCTCAATTCAATGTTGGCAATCTCAGGAACCATATATTCCAGAGTCTTACCAACCGTGTAATCACTTACAGTGATAACGGGTGTCTGACGAATCAGGACCTTATCGCCCTGAGCTTTGCATATATTCTTTTAGAATATTGGACTATTACTTACTCTTTCGAGTTCTCTCTGTTTAGTCTCTGCTGCCTGTGTGATTCATGAATATCTAGTATCTGATTTATAAGACGATACTTCCTTTCATGAACTATATACTTTCTGATATTCTTAAGAAAAGGGACAGCAAATGAGGAATCACTTAATCCTAGGTTTCTCTCCCAGTCTATCCATGACCTGTTGCTGTATATACTTCCTTTAAAATCTCTTTTGAATAACTTAAGAAAGTTAATCTCTCTTTCACTCTGAGTGATCTTCATCTTAATCTCGGGTAGATTTGTGTCCTTCTCTTTGGGATAGTCTTATACACCCATCCCCTGCGATAACTCCAGCCACATATGCCCATGATAAATGCTTAGGCATCTTTAAGTAACTTGTGTTATTTCTAGAACATTCTCGAAACTCTTTCAACTCTTCAACAACCTTATTTGGTATATCCTCTATCTCGCTATGCTGATCAGAAACCCAAACCATATTATCAAAGTGGGTTCCCTTTAGCCTTAAGTGCTTTCCTAATCTATTAAAAAGTATCTTAGCATCTTTGTCTCTTAATACCCAATGACAGCAAGAGGTCTTCTTCTCGCTTTCGGGAATAGAAAAAGATACACTACCGAGATTATAAAAGTTTCTTAATGCTCTTAAGCATTCGAAGTCAGGGTCGTTTGCTGCGCTCTGGGTGATGTCTAATACTACAGATAATCTCTGCTTTCCAGTAGCCCTTGTCTTATAAAAAAACAAAGAGATGCATCCGTCAGTATCGATCAAACCAGCTACATATTTATTAAGTTGTTCAGAGTGTTTCCTATTCTCCCTGAGTTTTCCACTCAGAAGCTTATAGGCGAGTGTGTCAGTGTTGTATCTAGAAAAGAATATCATAATGTGCTCCTGTTGGAGTCACACATTGCATCGAGTTTAACCTCGTTATTTAAGAGAGTTACGAGACCAAATTAATTAATCTCACCTTGATCAATGTGGACTATCGTTTTATCTTTCGATATGTAAGCGTTTAGTCTCTGCGGGTCCCTGAGGTTCCCTCGGATTTTACTCCGTTATCTAGCTTACAATTAAACTGATCATCAAGTTTCAATCAGTATTAGAGATCATGTTAAAAGCGGTTGTTTCGTAGAAGTTACGTGGTAACTAATTGATATTATTCAATTAATCATCGGACTATCATTTACTCTTTCGAGTTGTTCTTGTTTAGTCTCTGCTGGTGGTTTTCAATCTAGTCTCCTATTAGTGACTATAACCTTCCATCGGATTTTACTCCGTTATTTAAAGAACTTTTAAATGCTCCGTAATTAAAGCATTTTCTTGCTGAAGATCAGCGGGGTGAACTTCGAGGTACTATCAGATGCATAAGTCGGATAGTTAGTCGATACTCCACCGACAGTGTAACTGGTAGCTGCAGCAAGTGATCTTGTAGGTCCATTAGCCATTATAATTCTCCATTATGTTTTACCTTATACGGCCTTCCATATAAGCTTTTGTTATTCGATTTTCAATATCGTTTGCTTCTTTCTTTCGATTTCGATAAACACCACGGGTCACATCATTAAAGAATTTCTCTACCTCTGTAGCAGTAAACCCCTCTTCAGGCTTTACGTTACTAATAACATCTCCTGCTCCTGATGTACCTGTAGGTGTAATGTTTTCCTCAAGTCTTTCTCGTTTACTGCGGGGCAATGTCCTCTTGAACTCCAAGAAGAAATCAGCAACTCGGTCTGCATCCCGGTAGGATTCAGCACTCTTAAAGGTATCCATGCGCTTATCACCAGTGCTAGGATCAATCTCGTCCATGAACTCAAGGAACTTAGGGTTATGATCGATTACCTCATAGTCAGGTACGATCTTCTCCAGATCCTTTAGGAAGTAATTGTATTCCTGCTTCTCTCTCAGCTCAATCTTCCTCAGTCTTTCAGCTTCTTTCTCAGCTTCGAGCTGTCGGAGTTTCTCCTTGAGAGGTGCTACTGATGCTTCAACTGCTTTCTGTGAAGTACGCTTCACGATATCGACTGCTTCTTCTCCGATAGCTTCAGAGTCTTCATCTGTAATAATACCACTGAAGATATCTGTGTTGCTGCTCTGTAAGCTGGCAACCCTGGTGGAGAGTTCATCTACTTGTTTCCTAAGACCTAGAGATTCGGTAGCTAATCGAGAGTTCTCTTTCCTAAGGGTAGAGATAGTCTTATCTGTGGATGCCTTAAAGTTCTTAAACCTAGTCTTCCAAGATACACGCTGCTTAGCTTCTGTTTCGGTCTCCTGCGTTTCCTGAAGGATTACCTCAGTAGCTTCAGGGAAATCTACTTTGCCTTGATTATCGTCTTCTACATAACTGTCATCAGGGTCTTCAAGCGGAGCGGCACTAGAGGTATCTTCCGATTCCTGGTTAGTACCAAACATTTGTTTTTCAAGTTCTGCTTCTTCTGCAAGGATTCTTTCAAGTGACATTAGGTTCTCCAGTACTATTTCAGCAGGGGCACTATAGACCAGTTGATCTGGTGATTACGTGGTTGCTGTACTCTAGTAGAGTGAAGGTTACGCTAGCTTATGCTAGCAGATCTAACAAGTCTTTCACCATAGCTCCCCTACCCTTTAGCACTATATCGTACTCTGGGTTTGTGGCCCGAAAGGATAGGAGTTGATTCTTAATATCTTCAAGCTCTCTGGAGAGCACACCCCTTAGGGTAGTTACATCTCCAGAGTTTATTCTTTTCTTTTCTTCAGCGGAGACTTTCATTGTGCATTCATCTTATCGCCCGTCTGGACCGACAGGGCTATCTCTTTGTCAACGTTATGAGACTTATTCTGTTCGATCATCTGCTGTTTCTGTAGGCCTGCAGTCTCCTTATGTATTCTATTTTCTCTTTCGATCTGCATTTCTGCAGCCCTTAGTTGCCTGTCTCTCTCTTGATTATCAGCTTTCTGTTGCAGTTCTGCAGCCTTAAGCTTCTGAGTCTCTTGATGCATCATCATCTGTCCCTCTATCTGCATCTGCGTAGCCTGAAGACCAGTCTGGTTCTTCTGTGCATCAGAGTCAGCTTGCTGCTGTTGCATCTGAGCCTGCTGTGCTTCCTGCTCTTCTTGCTTCTTCTTCAGTTCTATTCTACTTGGGATAATGTTATTACCAAGACCAAGAGTCTTAGCCATCTCCCTAAGGATATCTGCTATACCTTCTACTCCTACGATCCCCATGTAAGTAGGGTTAGCAAGAATCTGAAGGAACTCATTACGTCTCATCTCACTAGCACCCTTCATGGTCAGAATCTCTGAGCCCTTAGGTACTACATTAACATCCCCTGTAAACTTAATATCATCATTGCTAATGACATTCCAATAAAACTGATACTCAACCCTAGGCTTAATGACGCCAAAGTCGATGTTTCTAACAGAGTCTTTGATACCTTTCGCAGCAGATTCAAGCAACATGGAAAGCCCAGATGCAGTTTGTGCTGCTGCTCCTGTTCTCTCATTGCCATATGCATATCTCGGTATTCCTGTAGCGTCATCTGCCCGTAGTTCAAATTCCTTGTAGACTGCAAGTAGCTCTTGTGCATTGGATGTAGGTTGCCAGAAGGTTATTGCTCTACCACCAGCCCCTGAAGGATCTGAAGTAAGCTGCCAAACATGGAAAGGTTCTATTGCATCTATCTCTGAATCATCAGCCAAGCGATCCACATAGACCTCGATCTGAGGTCCGCTGTTATGGGATACAAAACCGTTAGCCACGAAGTTATGATTGGGAGCTTCCATCTGAAGATCGTAGACATCCTCTATCCCAGCATACTCGATAGACACAATCTCATCAAAGCATAAGTATCTATTCTTATAGGGGTCTCCTGCAGCTCTTCTCTTAGCGTCTTCAGTTCTATGACAACTTATACAGAGATTAATAAGATTCTCCGAGTTGTTATCCATAGGGTCTGCATTTTTATGATGAACCTCGAACTGAGTCTCTACACTTCCACAAATTTCGCAGTAGTCTTTACGTGCATCAAGTACATCTTTTCTCTGTCTGGAAGTAGTATCGGAGGCATCCCAGTAGTTTTGTCTTGCGAGTTCTCTCTGGATTTCATTCCAATATTTTGTATGACACTTTTTGCACCTCTGGGATGAGGGCTTTATAGGACAACCACAATCCATACAAAGTTTTGTAGGCTTATCAGAAGTTCCGTTTACAGCTATAAAATCTCCTGGTAAGAAGTTAGCAACAAAATCATAAGAGCCGTCTTCTCTTAGGAATCTATGATTATCTGTTGCCCTAATCCTATAACCGTCTTTAGTTCTTATTTCATAAACAGGAGCTACACCATTGTAAACAACTCCTAGAAGTTTGTTATTATAGAAAGTACCTGTACTCTCATCAAGAGACCG